TATTTTGGACTTGGGCAAGTTCGTTACTAGTTTATTGTGTTGTTAAATTGATTTACTTACTATTTACCAATAAATACATTATAATTTATTTTAACTGAGAAAGGAAAGAAAAGTTTTTGTTACAATTAAATTTGTTTAAAGGTGAACCATTGCAAATTAGTAAATCTTACGGAAAGTTTTGTATTGCTAAAGTTAAAATAACTACTGAAAATATAAAGTGGTTAAATAGTTTTCCTGGATTTAAAAAATGGAAAGGTAGAGACTTGCTCTTT